AAACCTTACGACATAGCTGTATGGTACTTATTAACTTTTATTAATAGGATTTGTCCACACTTTGCCATAAGCAGAGATAGGTAAATATAACAAAATTTTTGTTTGTTTTTTATTAGTATTAAAACATTAAATAAAAACAATCAGAGTGTCCTCTGGCAGATATCCATTGAGGGCACTCATTAACTAACAATAAAAACGGAGCAATAAAAATGAGCACAAAACAAATAAGCAAAGACAATAAAGAGTACTGGGAAAATAAACTTAATAGTAAGTTCCAAACTAAAATACAAGCTATTGAAAGTATGCACCTTGCAGAAATCAGAGAGAAGAGTGAAAAAAACTTTGGTAGCTTTACTAAAACGCTTCAAGTTGAAAAGGATTTGAAAGCAGTTGATCTAGCAGAAAAGGACTACAATACTTTTTTTGATAGTATTGATAAATTACTTAATGCTAAAAGAACCAAGTTAAGAGACGCTTCTCAAAAACTAGAAACCAAACTTAAAGATTGGGCTTCTAATCGTAATTGGGATAGTGATAAGTATGGTAATGGTGATAGAGTTCCTGCTTGGGATTGGGACAGTAAAAATAAATATTCTTTATCAGATGATTTTACTAAATTCCTAGAGAGTAAGTGCCATGAAGAGACTAAAAGAGCCTTTTATAAAACTAAAAAAGGTGAAGAGTTAAAAGTAATATCAGAAGCTAAAGAAGAGGCTATTGATTTATTACACTCTGACATGATTGGTTCAGAAGTATTAAGGCATATTTCAGCTATTGCTAAAAAATCACAAATAGCAATTTCAATACCTCAATCAGACGTTAAACAATTAACAAGCTAAAAAATAAATAGCCCTATGTTATGAGCATAGGGTAATAAAATAATTTATGATTATCACACCAGAAAAATGGTCATTTAATGAATTCTCAATTATGGAGAATGGTAAAATAAAAATTCATTTATGGGAGTACCACAAATGGAGTACGTTAGATGTTAAACCAGAAAATATATTTAGTCGTTCAACTTTTCTTATAAGTGCCATGACCAAAGACCAAAGAAAAATACATAAATGTTTAATATTTAATTATCATTTAGAAGAGGCAGAAGATAGCACAGTTGAGTATATGAGTAATAGCCCTAGTGCCTTAAAGACCATAAAAAATAAATATGATGATGAGGTTGAGCAATATATGGACTACTCTAAAGGGCACTTTCATTGTCAGTATAGCATTTGCAGAATTGATTTAGAAGATAAGCAGTACCAAAAATTAAAAAATAGTTAATTATCTTCTTGACTTCTTATTATATCCCATTAAATTGAGAGAGTGTTAAACATAAAAAAACAACTTAACCAAGAGGTAAATCAAATGACAACACAAAAAATAGTAAAAATAAATAAACCAAAAACACTTTCACCTATTGAGAATGTAAAATTATTCAAAGCGTGTGAGTTAAACGATAGCAGAAAAACATATAATAAATTATGGATTGATGTTAAATCAGAGGCGTTAGAAATAGTTGATAGTTTAGGTGGTTCAATTATTAATAAATATAAGTCTAAATCTTATTATATAGAGATAGCTAAAAAGAATACCACTAGATTTGATGTCAAATCATTTAAAGAGCAACACCCACACTTATATGATAAATTTATTGTTGAGGGTGAAAGCGTTGAACTTAAAACAAAGATTGTAAAATAATGGATATTGCATTGCATATATTTTTAATCTTAATTAGCTTTGCAATAGCTTTTTTAGGTGTTATAATTTTATTTACTTTTGACACCCAAATTGGCTTTTTGTTGGCACTTGGTGGTATTACATTATCATTAAGAGTAATAAATAGAACTTAAAAATTCTTGATAATTGGGATACACCGACAACCAATTATCTTGATTAGAGAGGCAACAACGGGAGACTAGAGTTGCCTCTTTTTTTATGTTATTGACCTAATAGCATAATGAAAAAACCAGAAAATAATCTTTGGCAACGTATTAAAAAACTAAAATTAAAAGGTCAATTATTCCGTATAGAATCTAATACTATTAATGGTATTCCAGATGTTTATTGGTTGATAAATGGTAAAAGTATTTGGATTGAACTCAAGTCTAATGGTGTCAAGAATTTAGGTTTATCCAAGTATCAAATCAACTGGCACTTATCACACTACAAAAACGCTGGGCTCTCTTTTATCTTGCGAGAAGACCTCTCGCATAGACCTTGCTCAGAATATCAAATATTCGTGGTTCGTGAACCGAGAAACGTGAACCATGCCTACTCATCACTCAACTTGATTGACGCAATAAACTTCTTGAAAAAATAAACACGCTTCATGGTTCTTTTTTACGCACAACTTCGTTGTGCGTAAACTTTGAGATTGCATGTGAGTTTTTTACTGTACCCCTTACCCTTTATACATGCGTAAACTTTGAGATTGCATGTGAGGTTTTTTCGTTTTCTTATTTACCTTTATACATGCGTAAACTTTGAGATCGTATGTGAGGTTTTTTCGTTTTCTTATCTACCTTTATAAAAAGAATTTAGGACCAGGGGCCGGGATCTCTTTATATATAAAGAATAAAAATAATTAAAAATAATTAAAAAAAGATTTGACAGCTATTATATCCCATGTTAATAAGATGCATTAACCAACTAAGGATATAAAATGAGCAAAAAAAACAACGACCCCTTCGGGTTTAAAAAGGCGATTAATTTTAATGTAGTCGATAAGCTGACACCTAAAGAATTAGATGAAGCGAATGCAGCGGCTGGCCTGGGTTTGAGTCGTGACGACTTCAGCGATGACGGGGCGGATCTACAGGACCTTAAAGAAATAATAGAAGGTGACCAATCATGATTCATATATCAAAAATGACAGGGAAGCTGGAAGGCTTCCAGGCCATCAGCACAAATACAATAACAAATTCTTATTGTAATAAAAACTATGATAAACAAGATCCGAATAATATTTGTACTTTTTGTTATTCGAATGAGATGCTAAAAACATTTAGAAAAAACATGGCCCCAGCTCTTCAGCGTAATACTGAGCTGCTGGCGGCTCGAGTCCTTCACCCTGACGGCTTGCCGGTGATCAATAGCGCTTTTTTTCGCTTCAACGCTCACGGTGAATTAATTAATGAAATCAATTTAATTAATTACGTAAATATTGCGATTAAAAACCCGCATTGTAACTTCAGTCTATGGACCAAAAGGTACGATATAATAGCGAAATATTTCAAAAAAAATGATAAGCCTAAAAATTTCATTTTGATTTATTCAACGCCCCGGATCAATCACATCCTGGATAAGATCCCGCCGTATTTTGATAAAACATTTTCAACCGTCCCTGAGTCGCAGCATCAGGACCGGCAAAATTGTACGGGCCAAAAATGCAAAGATTGTTTATTGTGTTACAAGCTGGACACGCCGGCCGTGATTGTCGAGAAGGTGAAAACCTACGGTAAAAAGAAATTCAAAAAGGCGGGTTTATAATGGATGGTTTTTTGGCATTCCTGGTACGTATACTTGTATTCTATCCAATACCATTATTGGCATTCCTGGCTATTATTGTTTTACTATCTTAGAATGATTCTAAAGAAGGGCCTACACTTAGAGGTTGAATAAAAATGAATAAAGATTAATTATTTAGTTGACGCTCTTATCTAGATGGGATAGATTAACAGAATAAACAACTAACATAAAGGGGAATAAATGAAAGTTAAAGATTTAATAAAAAAATTAAAAAAATGTGATCAAAATTCTAGTATGATTTTTTATTACTTAAAAGACGCAAATTTAAATAATTGTGAATATGAAACTTTATTTGATTTTGATGAGGGGGGTGAAAATGATGGTCAAGGTAGAGTTGAATTAACAATCAAATTAGAAAATAGCAATGAAAATGGAAACATGGAAAATGAGAAAAAACCCGAAGGCCGTAAAGATCAAGATCTAATAGATCAAAAATGGCGTAAGGTTTCAGAGTTAGGAATATAAATGATACCGTTTAAATATAAAGGATATGAAATAAAAATAAGGAATACTATATCCGATCGAACAGCCGTTCGAATATCTAACAATGTTGAAGATCATAACTATATATTCAGCATTAGAACAGTTAAAGAAAAACTATTCGGTAACCTAGTCAATAGAATTAAAAGAACTGTTGACGATTTAATTAGGTATAAGCAACAGACCGAATAGATCCAACCAACTTTCCCTAACCCCAGGCCCTCGGGCCTGGGTCCCTTAGAGGTACCAACCGATTTCCAAAAATAGAAAGTTTTATTTTGTCCTTTTTTTAGGATTTTTTTCTCGATGTTTACTATCTTTACCTTTACTTGATATGACAGATACACGTAGTGGGTCGCTGTAGAATACAGGGGTTTCTTTTTTGGGGACCCGAGTGTATAGTAAATATAGATGACCGATACAGAATTATTGACCACTGATCAGCTACGAGAGAGGCTCGAAAAAGTGTGGCTTAAACATATAAAATTATGTCAAGATAACTTTTTATATTTTGTAAAAAATGTGTGGCCAGATTTTATTTGTAAAACTGATAGGGACCCAGATAAATGGGGGCACCATCAACATATTGCTCACGAGTTTACAAAAATATCAAAAAATAAAAAAGGGAGACTCATTGTGAATATGCCTCCCCGTCATACTAAATCAGAATTTGCATCCATATACTTTCCTGCATGGATGATTGGAAAGAATCCTAAGATGAAAATTATGCAGGTATCACACAACGCAGAACTTTCAGGAAGGTTCGGTGCTAAGGTAAGAAACTTAATTGACAGTGCAGAGTATAAACAAATATTTGGAGATGTTAGACTAAGAGAAGATAGTAAGGCTAAAGGCAGATGGGAGACCAATCAAGGTGGGGAATACTTTGCAGCGGGTGTTGGCGGTTCTATCACAGGACGAGGGGCTGACTTACTTATTATTGACGATCCACACACGGAACAAGATTCAATGTCCGATAGTGCAATGGAGAGAACTTTTGATTGGTACTTATCTGGCCCTAGGCAGCGTCTACAACCAGGAGGCTCGATTGTACTTGTAATGACAAGATGGGCAGAAGATGATTTGACCGGAAGATTAATACGATCAGAAAATGAACCTAAGGCAGACAAGTGGGAGAAAATTTCTTTTCCAGCTCTTTTAGGTGACGAAGAAAATCCGGTACCTGTTTGGCCTGAATATTGGAACCTAGAGGAATTAGAAAAAGTTAAAGCTTCTATATCAATTAGAAATTGGTCTGCACAGTACATGCAAAATCCAACTTCAGAGGAAGGAGCAATATTAAAAAGAGAATGGTGGCAACCGTGGTCCGAGGAACTTCCTGCGTTAAAACATGTTATACAATCTTATGATACAGCGTTCAGTAAAAAAGAGACAGCCGACTAC